CAAACATACCATCGCCATAGTTTGATTCGTATCTAATTAGATTAATGTCATATTGATTTATCAACTTACAAATCTTCATTAAGGTTGGCAAATCATAGCCACCTTGAATACCTAGTAGTTCATGGATGACAACATAGCCATGAGCGAACGATGCAACGCAAATCGCAGTCTCGTCCGCGCCTCTACCGGAGGGGTCGATAAACATAACAGTCTGTGCATACGGGACAAACTTAGGCTCAATGTGCATCGGTTCATAAACAAGATCCCCCTTCATTCCAAAGGATGATACTCGTCTGTTGACTACGCTCTTGGCATGGACAATCTTGGCGGGGAAAACTTCTGGATCGACATCCATAACAATCAGGTCTTCTAACCTTAGTGGGTATTTCTTGTTATCCGCGCTGGTTGTCTTAAGTTTGTAATGGAGGTCGAAATTGGTCGGACCAATCTTCGCTTCAATCTCCCGTAGCTTTTCTGAGGGAAAGCGTTCAGGTTGAGTTGACTCTTCTGGCTCCACGCCCAACTCAAGAACATAGGAATCAACATCCTCAACATCCTCTGGGTTGCTCAAGTCTGGCATGACTGCCGGAAACTTGATAGTCTTGTAAATGCCACCTAGTTTATTGTATGTGGAGTCCTTGGACTGTGGCGTACCAAGGAATCGTACAGAAGAATTCTCTTCTTTGTTCTTTACATTTTCCAACTCAAGACATCTTTCCCATAGCTTTTCTCTAGCTTGAGGGCTATCTGAGTTTTCTGGAATTTCAATATCATCACCAATAATCTTGTCTGCGTGTAGACCTGTGATCTGGGAGGTAATGCCTCTGGCAGTCACAGATAGATCCTGAGTGAACTTAGTTCGATTATGTACATTAAAACCAAAAGCACTGTCCTTATCGAACTCTTGTGGCTCTAAGGTTTGCATATAGGGAACTAGGGTAAGTACCGCTCTGGTCTGGGACACAAACTTAATTGCCTTATCCGCTGTAGCAGAAAGTACAAGTATTGTAGTATTGGGTTCCCGTAAGAGAATCCAAGAAACATAACAAGCGGTAATTACACTCTTGCCAGCACCTCGCCCTGCCTGTAGGATAAAGTCATTAGGCCCATCCTGTAGGCGATTGGCTATGGCATACTGGAGTGGGGTGGGTTCACCTAGTCCCAAATACTTAAAACAAAAATATAGGTGATTACGGAAGTCGCTTATGACCTCTGGGGGTGGCTTCATAGATTGCCTCCTAACGGCCCTAGAATGGCCTATAAACGGTTTCTTCATGTCTTGGCTATCTGGGTAGCCTGAGTCAAACAAATGGCTCCTAGAGGCATTTCTGCCCCTAAGAACCGGGTATCCCCGGTGAGGAACCGCATATTAAATCTGAGTCGATTTAAACTTGAAGGGCATACGAGCCTTCATGGTATCCTCTAGAGTATCTAGGGTACTGGAAGGAATGCCATCCAACGCCTCCCGGTTGTCGTTAACCACGCCGCGAACGACTTGGTATAGACCGGGTGTGGACTTAGTATCATCCTTAAGGTCATCCAGTAGTCTTTCTACCAGACGCTGATTAAGGAGATTGATTAGTTCTTTGTTCACTTCTTCTTGAATAGCTCAGGAAGCTTGCTTACTGGTACGACAGAACCAGCAATGTAGCCTACTGCAAAGAGCATAAGAGCGAACCAAACTGAACCTAGGAATGAATCCATATTACTTACTCACTTTCTTGTATGCAGCGTCAAAGGCGGGATCAGATGCCCGCATCACTGCTATTGCTTCACGAATGGTGGTTGGATCTGTATCATCCTTTGCCTCAGCTAGCACCTTGGCTTGCTGAAGTTTTTTATCAGGAATGAACAGTCCTAATGAATAGACCACCTTTTTAATTAGAGTACCTACTCCAGTATACCAGAGGAGGAAACATACACCGATGATTGCTAAGGCTATAAAACCATAGCTAAGCATATCTGCCCACCACGGGGTAGTATCTTTTACATTGCCAACGGCTCCTGCTATGTCTGCCGACTCGCCAATGATATTGTGGGCATGCTTGTGGGCTACCTTGATATCACTGGTTTGCAGAATAGACATAGCTTCTTTTTGTATGTAATGGTTGCTAGTTGATATTTCTGTTGTTGAAGAACAACCAACTAACAACAAGAACCAAAGATAGCGAATCATTTTTTCTCCAGCATTTCTACTCGGCATCGTAATGCCTTGAGATCTCCTACTACCGTAAGAATGTTCTTGCTGTTTTCAATGTCAGCCTTAACTAGATCCTTTGTAATTTCCTTGAGTTGCTTTAACTCTTCGGCATTGGATTCAATCAAAGCTTCTCGCTTGCCTAACTTGACAATTACAGTAACTACACCAATGGTGAGAATAGCCAACTGTAACGCAGAAACATATAGTCCAATTGTATTCTCAGCCATAGTTGTTCCTTATATTAAACGAATAATGTTGCCGATGGGCATGGCACACTGAAGATACATGTTATCAATAACATTTTCCTGCATGGCGGGACTAAAAGCAAACTCGGATAACTTATTGACCATCTTAAGTAATTCCGTGGTCATTACAGGAGTGCTGATATTTAGAGACATTTATTTATTTCCTGTTGCATTTCTTGGAGTTGCGATTAGGCAACAATGAAAGAATGATTGATGACCATGTAAATACCAGATCCGGCAAGGGGCGTGGCACTAGTCCATATGTCGCTTGCTTGATTTTGCAGAAACTGGAAATTGTTGCCGGGACCTATGTAGAACAATGGATCTCTGATCGAAAATCCTATGTAATGAGCAATCAATGACGACGATCTGCCCCCGGCAGGAATGAGGTGACTTGGAAGTCCGCCATGACTTCCAGCAGACGGATTGGCAATGGTCACGTTTTCCACGATCAACGAAACATGGGCAAACTTGCCGATTCGCACGAATCGACCGCTGACGGACCCCCCCGTCACCGTCATGCCACCGGTCCACGTTGGTGTCCACGACCCGGATTCGTAATAGTCGAGCGTCCTGCTTGCTCCTGACGTTGCCCCAAGCAGCAAGCCTGACTGGGCGCGCACCTCGCCAACGACATCAACCGTGACCGCCGGGGATGCTGTTCCAATTCCGACCCGATTGTTTGCCGAGTCGATGACCAATGTATTCGTATCAACAACCAAGTTTCCGCTGATATTGGCGTTTCCAGAAATATCTAATGCTTGCGTTGGAGTAATCGTGCCCACACCAATACGGTTATTTGTAGCATCTACAAACAAAGTATTGGTATCTACTGTTAAATCCCCAGTTATTGTTAAGTTTCCACCAGAAGTCCATGAAGGACCGCCCGTAGATAACTTAGCTGGGGTAACAGCACCATTTAATATTTTTGTGGTTGTTATGGCATCATTCTGAATATCATTAGTTGAAACTTGGTCTACTGAAGAACCATTTACGGACCAATAAGAACCGTCAAAAGTATAAGTCGTAGAGCCATATGTATAAGTTTGTCCTGCTGTTGGACTAGCAGGAAATGAGATAGATGTATTAGGCATTTATGGCTCCTCAAATTAAGTATTCGTTCTATAAACCGCATTAAAAATCAAGTCAAAACTATTCGTTATATCAGAATCAAGTAAATTACTAATTGCTCCTGCCCCACTTTTTATAAGAATAGCACCCGAACCAGATAAATATCCAGTAGGTGGAGAAGTAATATTGCTTGTACAGCCAGCATAATAACATGCACTTAAACATCCATGTGAACCAGCAATTCCAGTAATTGTAGTTGGGCCTATTTGGGGAAAAGGAAAACCAACAATTGTTACACTTCCAGTATTAGTTCCTTTATTTGATAATATAACTCTTCCTTGAATAAAGACAAGACGCCCAATTTTTACATAAGATCCTTGCTGAACCGAATATGTAATTCCAACCGAACTATTTCCTACTCCTACTGTTGGAGTCCAATCTCCTTCTTCATAATCATCTAAAGTATTTGCATCAGCTGATGCTATTTGAGTAGCTGGAAAAGTGATTTGACCCGTTGTTAATTGTACTCTTCCATCTGTATGTATTCTAACTTGTTCAGTATTGTTTGTACCAAAAACTAAAGCTTTATTCTCAAAATTCCAAAGAAGACCTTCATCAAGTGTATTAACACCAACAACCAAACCATCAGTGGTGGCTGTTCCTGTGGTTGAATTTGTTATAGATATGTAATTATTTGTAGCAGCATTTGCTTCGTGAACATGCAATCTTCTCGCTGGACTTGTTATTCCAATACCAACCCTATTAGTAGAAGCATTAACAAATAAAGTATTGGTATCTACAGTAAGATTGCCAGCAATAGTTGCTGCCTGATCCATTGCAACAGTATTTAGGAATGTCTTTGCTCCACTAATGGATTGAGTTCCCGTAAGTTGAACAACACCGGGACCACGGCTTGCTGCGGTTGCAACAACCCAAGCATTACCAGCATATACTTTTAATCGACCGTCTTGTGGATCAAACCAAATACCAGATCTACCTTCTGTTGATGTAGCTGCAATGTTAATATCAGAACCAGCATTAGTTGGTTGAGAAGTATCTTTAGTTATTACACCATGCCTAAAGCCCATGTTATTGACATAATCCATAGGAACAGCGTAACCAGTAACATAAGTACCATTAGTAGGCAAACCAACAATATAGTTGTTAGCCATGTTAATATTTGAAGATGCTTCCAAGCTTGCAGCATCTGTTGCTAAGAAGTCTGTTTTCTTTACAAACTCAGAATCAAGCTTGTATAAAAGTTCTTGTACAATCTTAACTAACTGTGTTACTTGGCCGTTTAGTTGTTCACTAGTTAAACGAGTACCAGCAACCCAAGTAACATACGCACCTAGTGAATAGGTCTTGCGTCTGACGGTTAGTTGCTGACCGTTTGTTACTGGCGGAATGTAAATTATTTTTCCGTTTAATGCGCCAGTTCCAGTAAAAGTAAATGTTTTGGAAGTAGAAGTAATACTAAAACCAGTAATAGCATGTGTTGTTTGATTAAGCGTATAGTTGGTTTTAGCTAGTAGATAAATCTTCCGTAAATCTACAGTTGTAATGTTACTTGCAATAGCAGGAATAGCAGCTCCTGATGTATCTGTAGTAATTGTGGTCAAGTCAAATATACGCTCGACCTCAATCTGATCTAGATCTGGAATACCAGAATCTAATGCTATTGAACTGTAACTAAAAGATGAGCCATTCCAAGTTCCTGTTGTTGAAGTTACTTGGACACTCAGGTTATTATAGGACATAATTTCTCCTTAAGGTAGTGTGGTATACTTCTGCTTGAATTTTCCTTTGAACTCCATGTTTGTAATATTGCATGGAGTTGTGTAGGTAGACACAAGAGAAATAACGGTACTATCTGAATAGCCAAATATCTTGGCAACAAATTCTCCTTGATTGTCTGTTGTTTCCAATGGCATGGTATCTTCGCCTAAAGCCAAGTCTACCATCTGTGCGGAGAATTTAGAAACAAGAGGTGTACGACCACGATGGGAAACTTCAACATCATAGTTGCCCGTATTAAAGTGTCTAAAGACACCATTGCGTATGTTCAAGACACCATCAATAATGTTATTATTTTCATCTCTTACAAAGAGAGTGCTTAATGTAATCTTCATTTCAAAAACCATACCAAAATAAATATTTCTTTGTGATCCGTCTATTGGTGGTCTATAATCACCAAAAACATCTACTTCAAAATAATTACCTTGTGGAGCTTTTGCAATAGGTTGTAAAACAGTACCAGCTTGTGATCCCCAAGTAGAATCTAATACAAGCCTACAAACAAGAGAAGGCTGATTTGATCCAGGATATCCCAAAGAAGGTAATTTAAAAGTAGTTATACCAGTGTTTGAATCATATACAACATTTGGATATGCTGTTGGTGGACTTCCATCTGATCTTTGTAGTGCAATTTTGATAAGACTATCTAACCGTGGTACATCTATAGCTTCATTCATTAACTTAGTTCTTAATAAAACATAAATGCTAATGCTAGGAATATAGGCAATAGCATATAAGTAATTACCATAGCTTTGAATAGCACGAATATCATAAATATTTTGATCTAAAAGATACCGATAAAAAGAACTTTGAATAACTCGTTCAGCACTAAAACGACTTGTATAAATATAAAGTTCGTTCGGTAAATCATCATTTACCATAATAATACTATCTTGTGCGGGAGCTGTGCATATTACCCGATAGTTAGTTGGTAAGTATCCCGCAGCTGGAGCCGATGTTTCGACTGCTGAAGAATAACCCATTGCGTTTTTTCCGACAAACAAGTACAATCGCTGAGGACCAAAGAAATATAATCTTGATCCGATTAGTTGTGGGTTTGCGATTGTTGCTGTTGAATAGAATGTAACTGGAGCAATTGCCACATTGGTTGGTGACAACTCTGTTCCACTTGCGGGAGCAAGTTGAAACTGAGTACTTGCTTTAGTATCAATAAATAAGTAATCTTCAAAGGGAACCATGTTTGTAATTTCTGCATAGTTATTTGAAGAAACACGAACATCAATAGGATCTGTAGTTACAATGTTAGAAGGATCATCTAAAAATAAATTTTCGTATTCACCTGTTTGAGAAGAAAATACAACATCATCAACAGCAAACCAAAGCCTGTCTTTAAATACAGAAATAGCTTTAATTGGAATTTGCCGTAGATCCTTTTTGTCAATTGTTTTAAAAATACTTGGGCCGGGGTTTGTAGATTTTGTTCCAGATGTTCTGGGAGTCCACTTAATTTTTTCCATTGCCCATTTAGTTACAGCTCCAGCTTCTACAGTTACCTTAAGTCTTTGTGGCATTCTCTTGGGATCAAGATATGAATGCTCATCTGGTGTACGAATCTTTTGTAGATAAGGTCTACCAAGACTTGTTAGTGTAGAATAACCACCGGGATTTGTAGTTGATACTGTCGTACCACTATTGTATAAAACGCCATCTCCGGGGTTCCATGAGATAACACGATAGTATCCACTAGTCGTGTTTAAGTAAGGATTTACTGTAAAATAAATTTTACCGCGACCATCAATAATAGAAGGATATGAAGTATCTACATCATATAAAGCCTTCAACATTAATTTTGCCTTATTATCACCAGATGTTAATTGTGAGTTATTACCAATCCAATCTAATTGATCTGGTGGTAATTGAATTGCTGAAAGATCGTTTACTTTTTGTCCTAAATATTCTTTACTATTTAAGTAATAAAAGTAATCTTCTACTGCGATATACTCTGCTCCTTTTAAGGATATTGAATATGCAGCTCCAACACTTGGTATAGGATTCCAGATTCCTGTTGTTCCTGATAAAATTGCTTTTTTAGTTGTGCCACCAATATAATCTGAAATTAATTTTGTTTGTCCTGCAATTGTTATTGTAGAGCCATTATAAGCATCATCTTTGTCAGAAGCAGATGAGTCTAAATGAACATGAATATCTGAAGTATTACCTGCTCCATTAGCACCAACTAAACCAATAACAGTAGCTGGACGCCATCCCAAAAGAATATCATCAGTTGTTTGAATTCTATTGTCTTCACCGGCATCATAAACTTTAGCAACTTTAGCTGCTGTATAATAAGTTACTCGTCTTCCCTCAATATCTTCATTACCAGCTCCAAGTAACTTAACTCCATTTAAACCAAATAATTGACCATCTATATCTGAACTAAATCCAGCAGACACATTTGTATTCAATACAATAACATTGGCTCCTAGAGATACAGCTTTAAGAGATTCTTTAGCTGTTTTTGTGCTAGTACCATAAGTAATATAAGCACGACTATCTTTATTTACAACACCAGAAGCTAGTGCATCAGCGTATGTTATTACAGGACTTTGTGCAAGACGATAAGTATTAACAGCCTCACTATTTGCATTTCCTGCTGTATAAGTAGTTGGAATGTTTGTATCTGTGCCATCCCATTGATTCTGTGGGGTTACTTCTGTCCAAGTATTGTCTGGTTTAAGTTTAAAGATATAGAATAGTTTTTCTACAGCACCAGTAGCATCATAATCAATAACCACTAGGTAAGTATTATCTGTATTGATTGAATACCAGTAATAAAATAAGTCATGGTTTGCTGGTAAACTGTATAAATTAAATTTGGTGTCATTGTTTGCAAAGTTCCATCCAGTTAAATTAGCAATTGTATCCTGTGGAACGACCTCAAAGCCCGGTCTTTTCTCAACACCGCGCTCTAGGGATACCAATACATTGTCTAAAGCTTCTGCTTCGTTTGGCTGACGCTTATTGGCTGCACTAGTTGCTACGGAATTCAGGTTATTAACAGGAATCTTGGTGGTAATAATTCCACCTCTTGGTGTTCTTCTTCTAATAGCCATTAAATACCTCTATTATGCCAATATCGGAATCGGTTTGGATCACTAAAGTATCTTGTTCTAAAAGCAGCATCTTTTAAAACGCTGCTTGAGTTAAAGATATTCTTTCGTTTGTCATTCATGTCAGCAGCTCTGCCTTTGGCGTTGTGCAGTTGCTCCTGATAAGCTAAGAATGCGTCAGATCCTTCATCACCCTGAGTAATAATCTGGTACTGTCGAACAGCGGTAGACATAATTGCGCGCTGTACTGGCGTATCTAGATTCTCCCAAGGAATCTTTACGGTAATTTCTAGATAATACGGAGCCTTAGTAGTGTCCCAATTATCGGTATCATCTGTAATATTCCAAAGTCTTGGTGGATTTCCATCCAAAACCCTTGCTTTAATTAAATAATCATCTGAATTTAAATGCATTGAAATAAGTTCGGCTGAAATAAGACCAGCTTCATCGCCATCTACAAAGGGTAAAAGGATTTTGTTATTGACATCTGGTTCATATTTACGAACAAAACGGTTGTTTGCTAGTCCTCTTAACTGAAAGTCAAGAGTAACTTGATCTAGAATTGATAGAGCAATGCCTGTATCAACACCGGAATCATTGTTTAGGTCGGCTACTAGGTTTTCACCAGAAGCCAAAAGCATTTGATTAACAGCTTGTAACTTAGTAATTAAGCCCATATAGCCTCCTTGTTGTTAAAAGAAAAAACCCACCGACCCCCACTTAAGGGGGCCGGGGGTAGATATGAGATCACCTCCTCTTCAGACGCGGTTTATAAACACAAACCCGAAAGTAGAGAGTGAATCAATCATTAGGCTTGTGCGTATTCTGCTGCGAAGCCGTTGGTCAAGTTGTTGTGAGCGGATGTGCCTGAAGCAAGGTTGCCGTTCAAGTGGTTGCGAAGACCTTCACGACCAGCGGTTGTAACTGGAGTACCACCAGTTGGGGTAGTACCAGAGATGAGAGCCTTGCACATTTCTGGACGGATTAGACCAGTACCCTTCATCATGCTAGCTACGGTAAACTGAGTGTTACGGCGTACATCCTGTACGGTATCAACCTTCATACCCTGTAGTGATAGACCAGCAACAGCGGGTGTCTGGAAGATAATACCATAAACACTGAAGCTTGAGAAGCCCTGTCCGTTTGCACCAGCATATGAGTTTGCGCCAGCGTTTAGGTTATACTTGGAGCTACCAATGTTGTTAGCAGCTACACTATGGTCAATTTTAGCAAGGTGGTTGGTCTTGATAATCTTGACGCCCATGTAATCAAGGGTATCAGTAAGCATGTTCATGCCAACACTAATTGGAGCACCAGCTCCACCATAACTATCTGAAGCACCAAAGACAGGGCCAGTATAGCTGAGTGCGTTTGCGGTTGTGCTGCGTGGAATACCAAGAGCACGAATGACTTGGAAAACCTTTGGAGTTACAGCACAGTAAACATTTTCAACTGGAATGTCATTCTCTTGGCAGGTAACGAGGTAGTTCTCAATTTCCTGAAGAACTTTAAGAGCTTCAGTATCAGTTACTGTGCCTGATGCAAGAACTGAAGTTGAGATGATACCGGGATCTTGGAAAGCAGCTGCTGCAAGACCACGGGCATCGTTGGCAATCTGACCTACAGAGCAAGCTGCAAGTAAAGCCATAGCAACCTGACGGTCGCGGGTGTTGGCTAGTGTTAGACCAGCCTGACGAGCTAGCTCAGAGCGGTAATCCCACTGAGTAACAAGCATGTCAATGTTATCAGTCTCAAAGTGAGCTGCCATTGGTCGCTTGTCAAGGTTTACCTTGAATGAAGTGCTGGTTGAGCTACCACCAATGAGTTCCTCACCGGCGTCCCATGAAGAGTTTAGCTCAACAGTACCTGTCATTGGGAACTCGTAAGAGAAACCGCTGGCAATGGTACGGGTTGTGATCATATTCTCAAATACATTAAACTGGTCGTAAGCATTGATTACTTCACCAGACCAGAGTGGTAGCCAGATCTTGTTAGCTGTTGTTCCATCTGGACCATCTCCAGCAGCAGTGCGAACTAGTGCAAAGTTGGCTGGGCCAACATCATGTCCTGTAGTAAATGGCATGTTGTAAATTCCTTCTTAAAGTAGACTAAAAGTTTTGAGACAATAAAAGAAAGCTCAATCGTTCGATTGTTCCTAAAGGAGTCTACTTGCTTGAGTGAGTCCAGCCAAGGGTCATCCATTACCTTCCGGGGGATTTACCCATAGGCTGTCCTCAGTCAATCCGCTGTCTCAGTATGCGGATTATTTAGGTAGTTTAGTAAAGTCAGTTCTCATCATCCGCTGTTCTACATAATTGCGGAACTTTGGATCGACATTGAACTTTGGGTTATTGCGCTCATTCATAAATTCACGCTTAGTTTGATAAGCAGTAATTCCTTGCTGAGTGCTTGCAATAGGAACTTGTCCTCTTGCTGTTTGTTTGGGTTCAGCAGCTTTGCTTGTCCCTGTAGCCTTGGCATACTTTGCCTGTAGACCATAGAGAGCAACATCCCAAGAAGGAGATGCGAGATTCTGATTGATTGCATTCTGTTCAGCTTGAGTTAGATTCTTACTAGCCCAATCAAACATCTTTGCAAGTTGATCCTTTCCACCAATAAGCTCAGCAGCCTTGCTATAAGCAATCTCTAGCTTTGCTTTCTGGCCCATCATATATTCATTAATGATGGATTCTGGTA